GGGAGGTCTTGACGCAGTATTCAGCCGCCGAGGTCGAAGTCGCCAGCGTAGAAGCTAAGCACGGGAAGGAGCTAGACTCCGCCGAAACCGGCCAGATGCGACTCAACGCGGGCTTGAAGACTCACTTCAAAACCAAGGGAGACGGAAATAGCGCCGCGGAGCTCCAGAAGTCGCAGGTGACTCAATTCTTCACACCCGGTTCAGTGTTCCACGCAGCTTACTGGGGCAAGGCTCTCAGACGCTTCTTGAGACTCAACATTAGACCCAACTTGCTGATCAACCCGTGTATGCCGCCGACTGAGGTCGCCTCTTGGTTCAGCGAGTTCACCCGAGACGTTAGGGATAAGAGAGTGCTCGACTACGACGTCAAGAAGTTCGACAAATCGATCCGCACGCACTACCTGATGCTGTTTAGCATGTTATTGGCCTTTTGCGGCATGCCGGAGAAGATCGTCTTCGAGTCGTTGGAGATGTGCTTCGGTAAGACTACGTCCGACGGTCGTGGGAATCGTATGAGGATTTGGGCTCAAGTATGCAGCGGAGTCTGGTCGACTATTCTCGGCAACGGCTTTATGAATTATTGCATGTGCCTGAAGGGCGGGCTTTTCCGTCCGGGCCAGACTGGAGTGTTCGAGGGCGACGATAGCCACATTATCGGAACCAAGCCGGCCAACATAGGAGCTTTGGTGGCGAGACTGAACATGAATTGGGGAGTTGAAATCACCGAGGTGGCCGATGGCGCCTCATACTTCTTAGGCCACTTCCTGATCAACACCGACGAGGGCTTCTCCGCCGTCCCGGACTTCATGAGGATCTTGGAGAAATTCTCGTCGATTCGATCGCACGTTGATTATCAGGCGATCGTTCAGTCTTGGCTCGAGACCAGGAAGCTGTTCAATCAGAACTTCGACGATGAGGAATTGGCAAAGATGGCCATACTCAAATACTCTATGAAATCGCCCTTCGCTTTAGCCGACTGTTTGACCGCCATCGAGTTCCTGAGGAGTTACGACCCCTTGACAGAGGAACTCAGCTTCACTCATCCGGTTGTCGGCAAGCAGCTAAAGAGACTCTTCTCGGGCAAGCATATTTAGTGCTCACGTTACGACTTCGTCGTGTTCTAGTGTTTTG